TTAATTATTATCTTTAGCGTTTAAAAATTCTTTAAATTCTGAAACTATTTTATTTCTTTCTTCTTCTGTTATTCCATAGTCAACCCAATGCAATTCGTATAGTGTTCCCTCCATTGAGCTAAAACAATCTAATATCTGCATCATTTTTTTTCTATAATCTATTTTATTTTTCATATTGTTTTATCTTTAGCGTTTTTTGGATTAGTAGCCCACCAAAAGTATTTACTGAAATTTGATGCATAGTTGCAATCACCCCAAAATTCTTTTAACTGGCTAGTAGAGAGGTAGGAGAGTTTTATTGCGAGGCGTTTTGCTTGGAGAGGGGGGTAAGGCGGACGGCGATCTTGATTAAGCCGTTCTAAGAATTGGGAAAGGATGAGTGAGCGTTCGGAGTTTATTTTGCTTTTTTTTATTTGGTAGTTTTTAAGATTTAGTTTTTGCATATTTTTTTATGTTAGTCAGGGTAGTAGGAATCGAACCTACACAACGAGTATCCAAGACTCGCACGCTACCACTACATCATACCCTGTAACGCGTTTCAGACCTCTTAACGCGTAAACTGTTCTCTTGTTAACCCTTAATAACTGCAAGGGGAGTTAGCTCAACCAATATTTCAACTAAATCTTTCTGATTTTCCATAACAACATCTATATCTTTATAAGCTCCAGGGGCTTCGTCTAAATCGTGTACTCCTCTTATTCCATGAAGTATTCCTTGGTCATCAAGTAATTTTATCTCTGCCTCTAAATTAAGTCTTCTTTCGGCATCTTTTCTTCCCATTTTTCTTCCTGCCCCATGCGAACATGACTCAAAGCTCTCTTTGTTGCCAAGTCCACGGACAATATAAGATTTTGTACCTTGAGAGCCTGGTATGATTCCAATTTCTCCTTTTCGTGCAGATGTCGCTCCTTTTCTGTGGACCATAACATTTTGTCCAAAATGATTTTCCATTCTGGCGTAGTTGTGTGCTATGTTTATCATTGGCTCAAAGGTGATAACAATATTACCTCTAAAACTTCCTGATAGATGAACTGTTTCAAATATCTTTTTAATTCTATCCATCATCAGCTTTCTATTAGCTAAAGCAAATTCTACACAGTAGTTCATTTCTCTAATATAATTTTTTCCTTCTTCTGAATAAATAGGTAAGAAAGCCAAATCTAACTTAGGGTCAACAAGACTGAACCACATATTATTCAATTCTTTGGCTACATTGTTATAATAATCTGCTACCTGTTTTCCTAAGTTTCTACTTCCTGAATGAATCATAATCCAAATATGTCCATCAGAACCTTTTTGAATTTCGATGAAGTGATTTCCTCCCCCGAGAGTGCCGAGTTGTTTTAATGCAGAATCATATTGGCTATATATAATTGGATAAAAATCTTTTAAAGAAATTCCGTTAGTATCTGGCATTAATTCAAAATCTTGCATTTCTTTATGATGGCTAAAACCAACAGGAACAACTTTTCGAATCTCTCCCATTAGCTTTTTAAGAGTTTCTTTGTCTATATCTGTAAGAGAAGTTTTAACCGCACACATCCCACATCCAATATCAACCCCGACTGCATTAGGCACAACAACACCATCAGTAGCCAAAACTCCTCCGATCGGCATTCCATAGCCTTGATGAGAATCGGGCATTATAGCAATGTGTTTGAATGCGAAAGGAAGATTAGCAAGATTTTTTGCTTGTTCTAATGCTCCATCCTCTATTTCCTCTAGCCACATTTTAATTGGTAACTTTTCAGTTGATATCACTTTTTTCATACTTTTTTAATAAATTGTTAAATGTATAATTCCACGTTCCTTTTTTTATTTTATTTAATGTTTTGTAGTTTTTGTCGGATATTCTAAATTGTCTAACTTTGTGAAATGATTTTTTTTCTTTTTGTTCTGTCATATTTATATTTTAGTATAGTACTACTAAACCCCCTCTAACCTTTCTCTCCCTTTGCAGTGTGTTTTTTATATTATGTTTTGGTGTTGGTCTCCTCCCACCCACCTAGAGTCTTGTCTAGGTTCAAAGGTATGGGTCTAGTCTCTTCTGCAAGAGGTGTCGAATAGGAATCGGGGGTTGAAGAATTGAACAAATAAATCACACAATTTTTCAAAACTCGATTTGTTATATTTTCTTTATGTTTGTTTTCGTTAAAAAAACGATTGGGGGAAAGATAATTTGCGGAGAATGTAAGCCGTATTAATCCTATTAACTTACATTCAATATCAATCCCTTAATCGGTTTTCTAATTTACTTAAAGCTAGGTGTGTTAAAGCTCGACATCACTCCCTTGCGAGATTACTGTCCACTTAACCTAGTTTTATGTTTGAGATACTCTCGGATGCAAACCCTACAATACTCCCACCGCCCTCATGCGCAGGTTTAGTTTCAAACTAGATATGGCTGAAGTCTAATTTGGTCAATTCCTTTCTCCTATGGTAATTACTCCATTTCGACACACCGACTTTTAAATAAATTAAATAAAAAAAAGAACATTTATCCCGTACATCCTAGCCCTTTCACGTGGCATTGGACATACGAGAATTTTGTTCTTCTTTATAGTGAAAGTATTTATCTTAAATTGTCTATGTACCTTATAAGTATAAACCTATTTTAAAAGTTTGTCAACACTTTAATCTTCTAATCCTATTCGTTTTCTTAAAATGTATCCTAGTGTTAGCTCCTCAAATGGTTTTATCTCTTCAGCTAGAGTATTATCTAAGTACCACCAGAATAACTCTTTTCTTGTTTGTGATGTCATAAATTTAATTTAATTATTTATAACTTAATAATACACCCATCTCAATAATTTGTCAAGTTATTTTAAAGAATTAACAAAATATCATTTATGCTGGTGCATAGGGTATTAGAAAAAAACACGAAATAACCGCATAAACAAAGGGTTTTTTACACATACTCTTTTGACAACTTGCAATAAAAAATGGTATAATGTATTTAGATAACTCAATAATTTAGTCTTTCATTCATAGGAGACAAACACAAAAATTGAGAAATTTAGACATAAAATTATAATTCATTTGGAAACAGACTTAGCTCTTTTAGGAAGGTGTGAATGATTTGTGTTTGTAAAAAATAATTAACTTGTGCATGTGATATTGTGCCTTTCTCACAAGTTGGGCATAATATTGCATGGGATTAATCAATGAAAACAATCAAAGTAGGCCTAAACCACATATCTTTTATAGATGATGTAGACTATGAAGAAGTGAAAAAACTTAACTGGATTTTGCACCATACTGGCGGGATAAAATATGCCAGGAGTGTTCCAAACAAAAAATATCCAAAAACAATCCTTATGCACAGATGGATATTAAAAACAAAAAAAGGGTTGGAAGTAGACCATATTAATCATAATGGATTGGATAATAGCAGAATGAACCTTAGAGAATGTGAGCATGCCGACAATATGGTAAACCAAAAGAAACCTAAAAATAACACATCTGGCTATAAGGGAATAATTAAGTGTAGAAAAGGATTTAGGATATATTTGACAAGAGGTAAGACACTTTTCCAGAAAGCTGGCTATAAAACAATCGAGGACGCGGTAGTCGCATATAAAATAGAAGCTGAAAAAATACATGGAGAGTTCGCTAATAAAAAATATCTGTCGGAAATATAATATAAAAACTAATTAGACGCAACTTTTTAGAATATGAAGAAACAAATGTTTACAGTTGACCAAGGCACTTACCCGTTTGATATTTTGGTTTGTATAGGTTGCGAACATAAAGAGATAGTCGCAAAGCTTAAAAAGCTAGGCACAACATTAACTAAAGAAGCAGATGAACAGTTGTGGATGGATGGAGCAGGAAGAACAATTCAATTAGAAAGCGGACAAATAATATTAAGAGTAGATAATGTAAAAAACAAAGTAAGTTTTCATTCTCACTTATCCCACGAGATATTTCATACAGTAGAATTTTTATTTGATAAGATAGGCTTAAAACACTCAGAATCAAGTTCAGAAGCATTCGCCTATCAAATAGGATATTTAACAGGAAGTATTTATGAAAAACTAAAATAATATTTAAAGAAGATACCAATGAGTGAAACACTAAACCCTATAGAAGGAGAAAACAATTCTACCGCAGGAGAATGCAGGGATGAGGCAGGTAGATGGATTAAGGGTGTAAGTGGAAATCCTCTAGGCTCAAATGTTTTAACAGAAGAAGAAAGATTAGAAAGAAAACTCAAAAAAGAAGCTCAACAGAAATTCATAGATGATTATATAAATAAACTAACAGAAGCATTACCAGAAATAACCCCAGTATTGATTCAGAAAGCCACAGAAGGAGATTTAACAGCTATAAAAGAAGTAAACGATAGAGTAATGGGTAAAGCAAGACAAAACATAGGATTAGATGGAGGAGATAAAGATAAGCCAATTTCAATAACAGGAATAACATATATACAACCAAATGGAAATTCAGATAATCCCAACAATAAAGCAACACCAAGCGTGGGAGGCTCTGAAGAATAAAAAAGAAGTCTTCTTTGGAGGAGGAGCAGGAGGAGGAAAGAGTTGGTGGCTATGTGAAACAAGACTAATAAACTGTTATCTATATCCAGGATATAAATCATTTATTGGAAGAGAAGAGTTGAAAAGGTTAATGCAATCAACATTTGTAACATGGAATAAAGTTTGCAAATTTCACAAGATACCATCTACTGATTGGAAACTTAACGGACAATATAATTACATAGAATTTTTTAACGGAAGCAGGATAGATTTATTAGATTTGAAGATGCAACCATCTGACCCTCTTTATGAAAGATTTGGAAGTTTGGAATATACAGACGGAGCTATAGAAGAAGCTGGAGAGGTTAGTTTTCTAGCCTATGATGTATTAGGAAGTAGAATTGGAAGACATTTGAATAAAGAATTAAACATCAGACCAACATTAGCCATAACAGGAAATCCTAAAAAGAACTGGACTTACAAAGAATTTTATAAAAAGCACAAAGAAGGAACATTGCCAGATAATGTAGAGTTTATTCAATCACTGTATTCAGATAATCCTCATACAGCAGAAAGCTATAAAGACCAATTATCAGGAATTAAAGACAAAGCGATAAAACAGAGGTTGATGTATGGTAATTGGGAATATGACGATGACCCAACAACACTAATAGAATATGACTCTATAATAGATTTATATACAAACACAGTTGAAGAAAGTAATGAAAAATATTTAGTCGCTGATATAGCAAGATATGGACACGACAAAACAGTTATAAGTTTATGGAAAGGATTCAATTGTTACAAGATAGAAGTTTTAGAAAAACAAGGAGTAGATGTGGTAGCCGAAAGAATAAGAACATTATTAGAGGAAGAAAAAATACCTTATTCACATTGCATAATAGATGACGATGGAGTAGGAGGAGGAGTAGTGGATATTTTAAGAGGTGTAAAAGGATTTGTTAATAATTCAGTAGCTTTACCAGAAAGAGAAGATGGAAAGAAAACAGAGTTTATTGATGGTAAGATATTTGAGACAAAACCAAACTATCAAAACCTAAAAACTCAATGCTATTACAAATTAGCAGAACACATCAATAACCATAAAATAAAGATTTCAATAGAAGAAAAATATAAACCGCTATTAGAGGAAGAATTAGAGCAAGTTAAAACAAAAGACTCAGATAAAGATGGTAAGTTAAAAATAATAAGCAAAGATGAGGTTAAAGAAATAATAGGAAGAAGCCCAGACTTTTCAGACAATCTAATGATGAGAATGTGGTTCACAATCCAACCTCAAATAAATATAGCAAGACCAGTATATACATATAATGTAACCAATTATGGATAGAAGTAAAAGCGAAGTAGAACAATTTATAACAGATAATGAGCTGATGACTGTCGAGGTATCTCCAGGCGTTTCTTATAATGTAAGAGAGGTCATTGATAACTCATATAGACTCTACAATGCACAATTTAAAGACAATCCAGTCGAGCCAAGCGGATTTAAAAACATATTCACTCGCAAAATGTGGGTAGTTTATCGTACTTTGATACAAGGCTCTGATATGGACTTAAAAGATTTTAAGGTGAGGTCAATAAACGGAGTAAGAGTTAGAATTGTCGCAATGTTACGCTCGATGATAACATCCCATCTTAGCAGGACTTTTTTCAATGAGTTTGTAGATAAAGTTATGGCTGAAATGTGTTGGTTTGGAACATCAATAGTTAAGAGATTTGATGGAACAGTTGATACAGTAGATTTGAGAAATTATATTACAGAACCAAACATCCAAGACCCTCAAGAAAGAAAACATCTTGAGCTTTGCTATTATACTTATGACCAAATGTTAAGTTATAAAGATGATTGGAAAGATAATTGGGAGGATATTGAAACAGTTTGGGCTACAATGCAAAAAGAGGGGGAGAGTCAATTTAAAGTATTAGACTTTTGGACTTGGGAAACAATGGATGGAAAAGTTCATAAAGTATGCAAAAGATATTTAGACAACACAATCACAGAAAAAGACCAATTTCATAATGTTAGTGACTGGGTCCCATATATAGAGCTCGATACTTTTAAGACTCCTTATAAGAAAGCAAGAACATCAAAAAGATTGATTGAAAAACTAGGAAAAGATGAAGAAATGTTTCCTTATGAGCAATTTGATTTATTCAAAGTATTTGGCAGAGCCATTGCTATGGGATGTGCTGAATTATTAGCAGGATGTGAAGAAATGTATGACGAACTATTTAACGAGAAAAGAAAACTAACTCGTAAGGCGTTGATGGGCGTAACAGTCCACACAGCTATTCAAGGAGTGAATGGATTAACCCAACTTACTCAAGACTTCTTATCTAATCTAACTACAGGTAGCGTTATTACATTAGACCCCTGGAGAAACATTGACTCAAGAGCAAATAGACACCAAAGGAAACGACTTTGATATGATGGAGTCAAAGATTTACGAGTTAATGAGACAGATAATAGGAATCACTTCCCAAGGAACTGGGGAAGAAATGCCAGCCTCTACAAGTGCTACACAAGCCTCTATCAATCAGCAAGTAGCCAATACTGTTTTTGATTATACAAGAGAACGGATGCACCACGGAATGAAGAGACTATTTAATAATGGTTATGGAGAAGATGTTATCAATGAGATGAGTGAAAAAGAAATGATAGCTATAGTTGGAGAACCAGCAATGTTAGAAGAATTTGATAAGATTTTAGTGGATAACGCTATAAACAAATGGGCTGAAGACACTAAAAACGCAACAGGAATGTACCCAACCGAAGAAGAAATAGCAATGAATAAAGATAGAGTTCATCAAGAACTAATGGAAATGGGAGATATGAGGTTTCCTCAATTCAAAAAAGAGTTAATCAAAGATATGGAATGGATGGTAGAGTTTGAAATGACCCAAGAAGGATTAGATTATAAACTAAGAAGTGACGCAATTATAGGGATGAAGAATGACCCAACATCAACTAAGAGCAAGGCTAAGCTAGAAGATGAGTTATTAAGTTTACAGGGTTTAAACCCAAGACAGTATGACCTCTCTCCAGAAGAAAAAGCACAAAAAGAACAAGAAAAAATGATGCAACTACAATCACAGGGAGCTATGATGCAGTCACCGTCTCCAGTGGTATAATATAAACATAAATAATTAATTATGAAAGAAATATTCTATAATCCCGAACGCCACGAACAGGAGAAAAAAGAACAAGAA